TACCCTGCAAGTGCTAAATATTGAAGTGCCTCTGCTGCATCTCTTGCCGAGAACATAGTGGCGGCACCCATTTCCTTCGCTACCTTCTCAAGCTTATCAAAGTCTTCACCTGTTGCACCTGAAATGGCCTGTACCTGAGACATAGCAGCTTCAAAATCACTACCTACTTTTAAAGCAGCAGTACCAAGTCCTACCGCTGCGGTTCCTGCCGCTACAAAGGCTGTGCCAACTGCTTTAACAGAAGTGCTTGCTACTTTCCCTGCAACATCCCCTAATTTTGAAAGCTTAGAGCCTGATTTGTCTGATTTATCGCCTAGCTCGTCAACTTCATTACCAGCCTTATCTGCACTTGTTTCTAGGCTTTTAAGCTCTATAGATGTCTTTTCTATTTCCCTTGTAAAGGCTCTATACTGTTCTGCATTAATCTTTCCATCGGCAAACTGCTTATTAACCTCAGCTTGTGCATCTTTTAGAATTTTAAGTTTCTCTGCTGTTGTACTTGTTTGGTTTTGCAAGAGTTTCATCTTCTGGGTAATTAGCTCTGTGTTTCCTGGATTCATTTTTAAGAGTTTCTCTACTTGCCTAAGTTCATCTTGCAACCCTCGGCTAGTTCTATTAACACCGCTTAATGCTTTTTCTAGTGGTTTGGTATCACCACCTATTTCGATGGTAATTCCTTTGATTTTACGTGCCATTCTTACACCTCCTCTCGATTTTGAGCATGGAAAAAGCACCTACTGATTAAAGTAAGTGCTTCTAACAAATATCTACCTGTTAAGTTATAGTTTTAAGTACCTCGTTAAATTGGAATTTGAGGTTTATTTCGAATCTTGAACTGCTTTCATTAATTTTTCAGGTGTACGTCTTAATTTCCATAACTCATTATTGTGTCTGATTTTTATTGATGCTTTATTAGATTTCATAAATTGGTTAATCTCTATAGCAGTGAAGCCCTGCATCTTCAAATACCGCTCTAACTCTCTGATTGCAGCTTGACTTTTTTCATATACGATGCGTTCTTCAGCCTCATCTTTATTGATACCCCAATACTTATTTAAAACACGAATAATTTCATCTTTACCAACATCTGCATCATACAGTGCTGCCATAGTGTTTGTGATTCCTATTTCTATTGCATCTGAAAAGGCTACCCCTCCTGCTTGATTTATACTATCTCCGTATAACTTTAAAGCTAAGCCTGCAACGATTTTTCCACCTGCTTCTACATATTCCTTAACATCATCACTACTGATTTTTGACATATATTCGCTCCTCCTATTAGATAAATTCCTATTTATCAGCCTATAAAATAACTAATCAATAGCTTGATTATAGCATGTCTATATTAAAACATCTTCTGTTTTTCAAAAAATTCATATTAAATTAAAAGCTATTAAAATGCTCCTGAGTTGCCTGTTCTAATATTCCCTCATCTTTTGATTTATCTCCCCTTAATCCATCATACTGGGTAATGTAATCTAAAATCATACCAATGCTCAGCACATTAAAATCTCTTAACGTAAGCCCTCTACTGATGGCATGAGTCATGAGCATTTCAGTGGTCATCACTTCCCCATCATCTGCCTGAGCAGTGCCTACTTTTTTTTACTTGTTCTCATAAGACACACTAGCATCTCCATGACTTTAGGTAACACTTCTAAAATCGGAAACTCTTCAAACTCATCTAGCCATTCGACTGGTGGCTTAATCGTTGGGCTGGCTGTTTTGGCCATAATCCATAGGATATTAAAAAACACCTCAAAATCTATTTTGTCCGTTTGTAATTCCCCGTCTTTATAGGCACCATCAAGTTTAATCAGTTCTGTTAAAAGGTCTTTACCAAATTGTATCTTGTAACGCAAAAGAGTAGCGCCTGTTGTTTTTAGCGCTACATCTTGATCGCCTATTTTAATAATTCTTTCCATCCTATGCACCGCCTACAATAGCGTCTTTTAAATAGACTGCTCCGTACCAACCATCATAGGTTATCGCCTCTGTTTCAGCTGTTGTTTTAGCCTTAACAATATTTGTCCCAGGCATTAATCTACAAGATAAGTTTAGCGTTTCTGTCTTTGGCTCAATCCCCTGCCCCTTAGTAGAGCTTTCAATACTTGGCCTAGCTGCCTTACAGTTATACATGAGATGGCGGGTTGCCTTTATATCACCTTCAAACTCAAACAACATGGCAAATGGTGCTGGCTGTTTATCACTTTCTTCAAACTGTACTTTATTGGCATCCACGACTTCTTTCAGAACTGTTACCTTGAAGCTATCTGGAATAATTGCCATCTCAACCGTTCCGTCATACCCGTTATTTGCAATGGCCGTAAAGTACTCCATATTATCTGCGTAAAAAGGTGTCGTATCACCCACTGGCGAAAGGGCTAGGTTAACTGCTCCTGCAATAAGAATAGGTTTTCCAAAGGTAATTTTTGTTACCCCTTCTAGTACTTCTTCAGTAATAGGTGCGTAATGTACATTTTTCAGACCATACTTAATTTTATTACTCATTTTGCGCCTCCTTGTTATAATTCATATCTCACTTGATACATCTTTTCTGTATCAATATAGGTCTCATACTTTTCATAAAACCATTCATTCTCATCTAGTAAACTTTCAACTTTAAGCTCCTGATTAGTGTCTTTATTCTCTGTGTATAGCTCAATAGCCATATGCTCTGTGCCATAATATACTTTATTGTCTGCGCCAAAGTTATTAGAGCCGTTAGCTAGATAAATAATATAAGGCAGGGCTACTTGCTTTTTAAAATGGCTATAGGTTACCGGAATGCCAATTTGTAAGAGCGTGTTATATAGCCTTTCAAAGTTCATTCTAGTGCCCTCCTCACTTTATCTTCAAAATCATTTATAACTTGGATCTCTACAGGAGCAATATGCTGAATCGCCCTAACTCTTCCCCCACCTCTTTTAGCATGACCATTTTCAAGAAGATGGGTTAAATAATAGCGCTTATTACAAACCACAAAGCCATCAGCTAGTTTTCGTTTAGTCCAGCTTTTTGCATATTTACCTTTGTCTTTCGGGCTTGTTCGTTTTAATTCTTTAACAGCATCTTTTGCAACTTCATCAGCAGCTTCTAATAATTCTTCCTGCACCTCATTTGTATACTCCGAAAGATACTTCGTAATCTGTTTTGTGAAATCATCCATCTGATCCTTGCTCCTTGCCATTTGTCTCCTCGCTGCATAGTAACTCTAAGAAAACACATCTTTCTTCTGGATTAATCACTTGATGGATTCTAAACACCCTCTCCTCAAATATAACCACCATCATAGGGGCAATATCTTTTCTGTAGCGCACCGTGATTTTAGTACTAATGTCTGTGGGAGATTGTTTCCCCTTAGAAGAACCTTTACTTGATATTGCCTCTATGCTTGACCATACCTTCCCTATATCTTCTAGGGTTTCTATTTCACATCCGATGCTATCTTTTGTAATACTTGATTTTTGAAGTGTAACCCTATGCCTAAGTTCTCCTATCATAGTCTCACCAGCTTTCTTTCCGGAGGGCAAATAATAAGCTTTTCATAACCTCGGTAACTTCCTTTGTGTTTAGCATTTCTCTTTGCTCATAGAAACACCCTGTCCCATATAAAATAGCTTGTTTAATTACTTCTGGTGTTTCCCCAACATCACTCAAAGGAAATCTTAAAATCCCCTCGCACAGTTCTTGTGAGGCTAAAACAAAATGGGTGATGAGCGTATTTTCCTCATCACCATCTATTCTTAAATACAGTTTTACTTCTTCAAGTGTTACAACCATGCGCCCACCACCTCCTTTTTATTTTAATGCCATTAAGCCAGCGGCTTTTAACTTTATAATTAGCCGATTAAAATCTACCTTTAATTCTTCAACCGTAGAAGCCGTGCTTACCTTTTGTAATTCCGCAGGTTTAAATTCTTTCTCATTAAAAATGAGCTTGCCGTCTTTTTCCACGATAAGCTCACCACCAATAATTGTTCTATTTCCGCCTTGCTCTGTATAATTTTTAGAACTACCCATATCTCACCTATACTTTCATTTGAAGCACTTTAATCGCTTCAGGTAAGATGAGCTTGCCATCTACTCTTTGTGTTGCTTTAAATCCAACTTGCCCTGTTGCAGCAAATAGCTCATTGAGTCTTTGGAATGATCTGCCTTGTCTATCAGCTACCCAGTAGTATCCAAAATCACCAAAAGCAATAGGCTTTGTAGTTGTTCCCACCATTGGCACATAGGATGATGTTTTAACGGGCCTATTTAAAATAGTGTCTGGTTCACCTGCTGTTAATGATGGTTGCCATAGATACTGCCCATTTCCATCTTTAAGTTTTCTGATTAATTTTACCGTTGCATCATTCATGGTAAATACAGCCTTTTTTCTATAAGGTGATTTTAATGAGTAGAATAGATCCATTAGCTCATCTGCTGTTATAGCTGTTGCAGATGCCGCCGTAACACCAAGTTGTGCTCCGCCTGTTGCATTAAATATACCAGTAGGCTTTCCAACTCCGTCTCCTATAAAGAAGGCTTCTTCTTCCTTAGCACCTATTCTTCTTGCAAACTCTTTAGCAATATAGGCTTCTAAATTAAACACATTATCATTCAGCAGTTCTTCAGAAATCTTAATCATGGTAGCTAGTTTATAAGCACCAATCGAAACCTGAGAAAAAGCATCATCTGACTCTGGAATAGCGCCTTCTTCATCGACCCATGAAGCTGTTCCCCTTGATGCAACCACTGGTATTTTTTTATCCCCTGAAGATGTGGTGATCACCTTAGCAAGTTGTCTAAAGATATTTTCTTCAAGCAGCCCTTCTACTAAGATTCTTTCAAACTCATCTGGAACTAAATAACCACCTTCACTATCTGTGCCAATTTTAAGGGCATTCTGCATCTCATAGTTGTTTTTATTTCTCATTGAGTTCCAAAAGGCATTGGTGTACTCATTAGACGCTCTTCCTGTTTTACCTTCATCCATATTGGCGTTTGGATTGTTTCTGATAGCCGTTGATGTGGGCTTTGAAAGTTCTAGATCCATAACGGCCTGTCTTTCAAGTCTTTCTATTTCTTTACCAAAGTTCACCACATCAGCTTCCATCTTTTCATAAGTAGCTGTATCCTCACCCGATAATAACCCTTGATCATTTCTTTTTGAATCTAAAAAAGCCTTGGTACCATCCCAAAGCTTCGCTCTCTTTTCTCTTAGTTCAGTTGTTTTATTCATTGTATGACCTCCATTTATTTGATTAGATTTAATCTTGTTTTTAGTTCTTGATACGATGTGCCTATGGCGGATTCGGGTTCTTGCTTTGGCTTCTTTGCTTTAGGAAACTTCCCCAGTAAGTTATTGGTTACGCTTACTTTGTCAAATATAAAGCCCTCACCATCTGTTTCTACATCGTCTTCATAAAGCACCTTATCTGCAAATCCTAGTTCTACTGCCTTTTTAGAACTCATCCAGGTTTCCTTATCCATCATTTTGGAGATTTTATTTCTCTCAAGTCCTGTCTTAGACTCATAGGCATTTACAATACTCTCTTTTACTTCTGCCAACATTTCTTTGGCTTTTACCATATCTGTTTCTTCGCCCCATATAACTGTTGATGGGTTATGGATCATGAGCATGGCTACAGGGGACATTTCAATCCTATCCCCTGCCATTGCAATGACTGATGCTGCTGAAGCTGCTAGACCATCCACTTTGACGGTAACATTTCCCTTATATTCTTTTAGCATGTTATAAATCTGACTCGCAGCAAAAACGTCGCCACCTGGAGAGTTAATCCATACAGAAATATCTCCATCTGATTCTAATAACTCGGCTTTAAACTTCTTAGGGGTAATATCATCATCAAACCAACTATCTTGGGCAATATAACCGTCAAAGTATAAGGTTCTTCCTACTTCATTTTTAATCCAGTTCCAAAACGTCTTCATCTTTACCACCTCCAGTCGTGTGTTTATTTGCAAAAGCTCCTACATCCTTTAGCTTCAGCATATTTCCATTAACCATATAGGTATTACCTCCTTCTTCATCAGGAATTGGGTTCATATTTTCAAGTGCTCTAACGTCATTTGGGGACATAAACCCATTTTGTATCCCGATGGAGTAACCTTGCATTCTTGAGGAATAGTCACCTCTTAGCAATCCTTCCACAATAAAGCTTACAAAGTACTTTTCTTTCTCTGTTTCAGTAAATAAGGCCTTGTTAATAGATTGTTCTATCCTAACGAGCCAGGGTCTTATTGTATGGACCACGAAACTAATGGATTGATGCTCTATATTGCTAAAAGTTGCTCTATCTAAACTTGCAACTAGGTGAGGTGGAACTCTAAATATCCTGCAGATCTCCTCAGTCTGAAACTTTCTGGTCTCAAGAAACTGTGCCTGCTCTGGCGGAATACCTATTGCTTGGAACTTCATACCTTCTTCAAGCACTGCAACTTTGTGTGCATTTGAACTTCCTTGGTAAACGGAGTTCCAGCTATCTCTTACTCTTGATGGGTCTTTAACGATTCCCGGATGTTCTAATACGCCTCCTGGATTTGCCCCATTTGAGAAGAACTTAGCCCCGTATTCTTCTGTTGCTATGGCCATTCCTATTGCATTTTTAGCCATGGCTATAGGAGAGTAACCAATAAGACCATCAAAACCTAAGCCAGGAATGTGTAGGATTTCATCGGTTCTTAGAATATTGTCATACCCTTCTTTAGTATAAATATAATATATTTCTCCCTTGTCACTTCTTTGGACCTTCATCTTATCTGGCATAAGGGGATAAAGGGCGATTACATTTCCTCTGCCATCACGAATTATCTGTGCGTAGGCATTTCCCCATAATAAAAGATGACCCATTAGTGTTTCTCTAAACACAAATGAAGTCATCTCGGGGTTTGGTGCATCTGAAAGCAGGTGATATGCGGGGTGGTCCCTTGCCTTTTCTTTTCCATCCTCAGTAATTTGATAGGTGTGTAATGGAAGGGATGCTATGGTTTCTGAAAGAATTCTAACACAGGCATAAACTGCTGTTGTTTGCATGGCCGTTGTTTCATTGACTGT